TTGGTTGCTCAACAGGGTCAGTTCGATGTCGCGCTTGATCTCGGCAGATGCCTTAGCCAACTGGTAGGCCTTTTCCGACTTACGGCCTGCCTTGTCAACGGCTTCCAGAGTGCCAGAAATCTTGATAGTTTTCTGGAAAATCTGGGTACGGTTGCCAACGCGGGTGGTGGGCGACATGGTAGCGTCAGAAGCGGTAGCGCCCTCAACGGCTGCATTGCTCAGACTAGCAGCGGCAAGGCTGTCGGTCTGCCACTCATGGTAAATCGCGGTAGCTTTGGTCTTGCCAATGGATGACATGAACGGGGTATCCGTGGGCGAAATGTTATAGATCACATCGCTCAAGTCCTCCCGCTGACCGATAGCGGTATAGGTTTGATAGGTAGCCATTTTGATAAAACTCCAAAATTAAAGAAAACGCTCAAATGCTTTGGCTGCGTCTTGGACTTTTCCAGTTTGCCGTAGCCGCTGCATCACCTGTTTATCCTGCTGTGACTGTGTAGGTGGCGCAGAGTTACCAGATTTAAGCATCTTCGGAGCCTGAGAAACCTTCTTGTTAATTTCAGGTTTCGACTTCTGAAGTTGCTCAAACTTCATTGCCCTATACAAAGTCACAACAGCGCGGTGGTCATACACAGACCCCAGTTCCGCATCAGTCCATCCGACAGACTTGGCGTATTCGCGTATTTGTTTGCGAACCTCATCGCCCTTATTGCCGGACAACTCAGGAATGATCGCACTCAGCTTTTCAGCTTCAGAGGCAATATGTCGCTGCAAGTTTTGCTGATGCTCGGCTTGTTGCTGGTTAGCAATGCGTTGCTGTTCGGCTCTAACAATTGCAAGCTGTTTTTCGCGCTCTGTGCGTTCTGCGACCTTCACGGCATAGCCGATTGGGTCAACTTCCTTCAATGCGTCTAAGTCCTCACCCTTGTTCTGTTGCGATAGGAATTGATCCAACGCTTGCAGCTTCTGGGCGTATGCCTGTCGCTCCTGTTTTACCTGCTCAAGATGAACTCGCTCGGCTTCAACAGCCTTGCGTTGTTCGGCAAGAGCCTGAGATTTCTTTGTGTAGTCAGAATTTCGCTGGTATCCATTGATTAACTCATCAATTTCAACCTCGATTTCCTCACCGCCAACTTTAGCCTTGTACCTTGGCTTATGTTCTTGCTCCGATGCTTCTTCCTCAACTGGCTCTGAGTCAGAATCAGCAGATTCCTCCACGACTTCCTCGGCTGCTTGGATTTCCTCCGGTTGGCCTTTATCGGCTCCATCGTCACCCATTAGACCAAGAAACGCAGAAGCGGCTTGACTAACATTTAGGTTTTCACTCCCTTGCGGGTTGGTGTTTTCCATTTTTAAATCTCACTAAATCGCCAGAAACCGTCTGGACTGCGGGTGAGTTTCCTCACAGAATCTTCCATTTCTTCTCTCGGATTTGCTTTTCAGCCGATAGGCTTCGCAAGTGTCCAACGATCAGATCAATAGTCTTGATGGTTCTATACGCATCTTCTCTTGCGTCAATGTCATCAAGATTAGTGTTTAATATAGCACTAATGTTCTGATTTTTCAAATCATTGATGACTTTTATGAAACATTCGTCATCAAGAAGATTGATTGACCACTCAGCTAGGGTTAGTTTGTCCATCAATATCCTTTAGCTTTTCCAACTAAATAGCAAATTGGTTCAAGAATAAATCTATATATTTGTCCTAATTTATCGCGTTTTGTTTCACGCATTTCTGCGCGTAAATCAGCAGTTCTATGCCTAGCAATATGTTCAAGAGTTTTACGAACAAATTTGATATTTTTTTGGTATCCAAGAGAAATAAGCGGCAAGAAAATTGTATGGTATCCAACCTCATGCGCTTTTGTCATGTGCTGAGATGAGTATTTAATCCAAATTGCATTGCGGAACGATCCAAACCCATAAGCATTATTCATTGCGGTACAAACAATTTTACCGCCGCCACCACCGCCGCCGCCGCCATCGCTAGTACCACTAGGCGCAGAAGCGTCAGCAGCCGCATCAGCAGCAGCAGCAACAGCAGCAGATATTCCAGCATCAGAGACAGCGGAACCACTAGGCGCAGAAGCGTCAGCAGCCGCATCAGCAGCGGCAATTCCTTCGGCAGAAAGTCCTGTTTCCGCTGACATAGCCGCATTTGCTCCAGCGGCTGCGGCATCCTGAGCATTAGCACCACCAACAACGGCATTAGCAGCAGCTTGGGATGCCGCACCAATTGCTGCATCTGAATGTCCTGCCGCTGCCGCTGCTGCCGCAGCCGCTGCTGCTGCTGCTGATGCAGCGCCGCCAGTTCCACTTACTCCAGTTGTGGCGCTTGATGTTCCGGGGCCAAATGCGCTCAATGAATCAATTGCTGATGAAATTGCGGAAGCATTAGCTGGATCAGATGCGTCAATACCAAGAGATTGGGCTACTGTTGCTATATTTTGTGCAACTGCGCTGTTATAACCCATATTACTAAGCGCCTCTGCAATAGAGCCTTTTGTTGCGCTTGCAATTGTGCTTGCAAAAGGAACTCCCATCATAGATAAAGCAATACCAATTGCTTGTACTGCCTCTGGGCTTACTTGAGAATAAGAAGCAAGTCCATTATCATCAACGCTAATGTTTCCAGTAGTTGTTCCATATCCACCACCTCCATCTCCTATTGTTGAAATTACATCAGATAATGTTTGAGGATTAACATTTTTATAAACATTTATGTCAAAAGATGACGGAACAAACCCCGGTTGCAATGATTGAGCAATTGCTCCATATTGAGGCATTATTTCAATTGGGCCAAATTGACTGGGTTGCCCTGTTTGCCCTATCTGTCCACCACCAACAAATCTATTAGCACCGCCTATTTGTGGCGCATACATTGTTGGTGAATACTGACTTTGAATAGCGGTAACAATGTCTTGAATAGATGGAGCATTAGCATCAACAGGAACGCCAGCCCAATAATTTAGCTGCCGCCTCTGGAGAATATCCATTAAATCTTGATAATTCATCCCGGTATCTCCACGTTGCTGGTAATTCCGGCTCCAACTTTCATAGCCTTGAGTTGCGCCTCAGTCTCAAACTCACGCTGGCGCAAAGCATTTTGCGCCTGAAGTTTCTCAATTTCAAGCTGCAATTTAGCGGTTTCCTTCTCGCGCATCAGTTGTAACTCAAGCGCAGCCTTCTCGCGCTCAAGCTGCAATTCAGCCTGCATCTTGGCTTGTTGGGCTTGGATGTCGGCTTGAGTTTTAGCCTGTTGCGCCTGAATGTTTGCCTGAGTCTGAGCCATGACCGCCTGCGCCTCTGGCGACATTTGCGGTTGCTGCGGAGGTGGATTCTGCAATTGCTGATCCATCTCAGGCGTAATCTGCTTGAAGAACTCGGCAGAATCCTTAAAGCCTGCCGCCTCAATGAAGCGTCCTAGCGTATTGCGGTACTGACCTAGCGACACCAGCGGGTTAGCTGGGCCAAACTGCGATAGCATCTGCTCTTGCTTGGCAATGACCATCTGGAGCATGGCAAGCTGCTGGTCACGGTTTCCGTTGCCGAGTCCAACATTGATAGATAGGTCATATTGGTTGCTCCAAGTCCTTGGGTCAACCGACACATACTGACCACGCAGGCGCAGGATGCGTTCTTTGTTCTGGTACTTCGTCACCAGATGCAGGATGCCTTCAAACAACTCTTTAACGCCGCCTTCGGCGAATAGACGGGCAATCAGTTCAATCTTGCCAGCGCCTGCCTGCTGCATTGAGGCAACAGCCGCCGCCGTGACGTTTTGCAGGATATTTGCATCAAGACCCTGAGAAAGTTCCGTGACACCTGTACGCTTTTGCTGCACTTGGTCAAGATATTGCAGCATCGGGAATGATTGACCTGATACGTTTTGCACCGCCAACTGTCCGATTGCCTGCGGAGACTTGACGCGAATAACGCCGCCAGCGGTAGATGTCAGCAGATCATCAAGGTTCACCTGACCGTCAACAGCCCAAGTCCGGGCATCGTTGGTCAGGTACAGATTGTCCAGCATCTGCCGGGTTACTGTGGTTTTAATCAGTTGTAGGTCGGTAGTTCTGTCAGCCAAAGAGTTGCCAAAGAACTTGTGCGGAATCGGAATAGGGCAGATTGAATAGAACGGGATGTAGTCACATTCCTCATTACTCAGAATCTCATTGCCTGCATAGAATACCTGACGCAATTCGGCGATACCGTCATCGTTCTCATCGTGCAGGATGTAGCACTCAAAGACCTCGACCTCTTGCAGCGCCATCTCTTGAGATTGCACATCGTATGGCTGTTCGCCGGGAGAGAACCGCACTACACGCTCTGGCGTGTAGGCAAGCGCATCGCCGCTTGGTAGGGAATCGACAATGTTCTTGTCAAAGCCCATTGCGATCAAGTCGCTTCGGCGAATCTGCCGCCTGTGAGCGCAGAATGGCGCAGCGCGTGAGCCGCGAATAGCTACGCCCTGCTTGGAGATCAAAAATTCCTCTGGCGGTACATTCTCAATGACAACCTTGCCAGAGTTTTTGCGTTTCTTGACCTTGACATCGTTGAGGTTGATTGTCGGGACAACGCCGCCAGCAGCCTTAATTGTGTCTGCGGTAGATGCGTCAACTACGGGAATCTGACGAACATTTTGGGAAACGACTTCGATTTCCTCGTCCTGTAACATCATCGCCATTTCGTCATCGGTCAGACCTTCGTATTCCTCTCTCGAAATATCTTCCTTGTCCTCCCAGTAGGCTTTAACGATGCCGTTCTTTTGCAGCAAGGCATCAAAGAACCAATCCCGCATGATGGTCACGCCGGGGTTATCTTTTAGAAAGATGTAGTTCAGGTAATCGGTTGCCTGCTTTGCGCCAGCTTCGTCGCCGGGGCCTGTCGGGTTAGCGGTAACGACATGATCCGACCCGGTAAAGATACGCAGCAAGGCTGGCAATGCGCCATCAATGGCTTCTGCCACCTCACCCGTTACAACTTGACTGCGACCCTCGACCTCATTGCCCAGAGGCTGGCGCAAATAGTATTGCAGCGCGGTTTTCCGCGCATCAACGGTTTCGCTTTCAACGTACCCGATGGAATCGTCAATCGCTGCTTGTACTGCTGACTTCAGGCTGATTTGGCTCATTCTGCACCTTTTTCGGAGGCCGACCAATACGGGGCTTTTGTTCGGATTGTAAGCCCAACAGGGTTTTTTCCAAATACTCTACCCTTTTTTCGAGCATAGCAATCTTTTGATTCGGATTTTGACCTTGTGGAATCAGGAACATTAGATCACCCATTTCGGAGGCTGGTTAATCGGTTTTGACCAAGATGAATTATGTTCATCCAAGCCAACTGCTAGGTATCTAAATGCGTCAGCGCCGTGGCTTGACCAATCGTGCAACGGACGCTCATAGAATATCTTGCGGTTTTCGTCAAAATCCCGGCGATAGTTTTTCAGGCAATTTAAGCCAATTTCCGTATTTGGAACCTTAAACCAGCACCGAGGCAATATACGCCTGACTGCTTGGATGCCGTCATCTACCCCCATCCTTGGGGCTACCTTGACCTGCAATCCGGCAGATTCAAGCATCTCTAGCCTGCTCTTTCCTGACCCCAATTCCCGCACCTGAACGTCATGCGGCAGGATGTGGGTGGCTTTTTGGTAATCGTTGTCGATAATCCACTTGACGTAGTTATCAAGCCCGACACCGTGATTTTCGTAATAATCAATTAGCCTGATTTCCTGACCGATCAATTGGGCTACCCAGATTGAAGTCGAGTCGCCTATGCCCAAGTCCCAAGCGGTAAATGTGCGGCATAGGTCATCCCTCGGAATCTCGCCGAACCTGTTTTGGTTTTCTAGGTCATTCAGAATCTTTCCGTAGTAGGAACCCTCAACCGCAGCATCAAATGAACATTCAAACTCTTGGCGATATTTGTCATCGCCCATTTCGTTTCTGGCTGCGGCAAGTTCTTGCGGATTGACGATCCCGGTTTCCGATGCCTTGAACTCAATCAGACCCCAGTTTTCTTCTGTCCTTGCCCTGTCGCGCAATTGCTTAAAGTGGTTATGACCCTTTGGGGTTCCAATAAACAAACACCAGCCCATGCGGTCAGCTAGTGCCGGACGAATGATGTCTGTCCAGATTTTGGGGTTTTGGTCGCCAATCTCATCCAGAATCACGCCATCAAAGTATTGACCGCGCAATGTCTCAGGGTTGTCTGAGCCGTAAAGCTGGATGCGCCTTCCCCAGAAGTCCACCCTTAACTCGGAGATGTTTTGCTTGCCCCCAAGCGGTCTGGTGTACTTCAGCAGGTAATCCCAAGCAACGCGCTTTGCCTGCCCGTAGGTAGGGGCTATGTACGCATATACAGGCGCTTCCTTGTCGTTAAGGATTGCGTCCTTGATGAGATGATTAATCGCTGAAACCGTCTTGCCCATGCGCCTGTGGGCGACAACTACGCAGAAACGCTTTGCCTCAAGCAGTTCGTGGATTTGAATCTGCTGATACCTTGGCGCGTAGGGGATTTCGATTACTTCATCCATTTGATCGAAACATTGATGTCCTTACCGTCAACGCCTGTGACCTGAGTAGGCATGACTTTGCCAATGAGCGATAAAAACGCTTGGGGATGTGTCTCTGCTTTCTTTTCTAGGTACTCAACGCCGCCAACATTGTTGAGGGCGGTAACGATCATTTCGCGGATTTGGGCATTACCTTTGTCAAGGCTACCCTTTGGGCGACCAGCGCCCTCTCTAGCGCCACCTCTTGGTTTTGGTTGTTCAACTTCTTCCATTTTGAATCCCTACTGGGTTGTTCAAGTTAATAACATTAGTATTCTAGTAAACTTTTTAATTCTTTTCTTTTTTCTTCGTCTGCTAGTAATCCTGTTGTCGGCAATAATGGCGCGGCAGAAAATAATGGCTGACCTTTAGATGTTGATGTTCTCATCTCAGGCGTAATGTCAATATAGCGGATTGGTTCAGTTTTTCTTATGCTTTTCATGCGTTTGATGTAATCCAGCATACTCTCGCCATCAAGTCTGTTTGCCTCAAACTCTGCAATTGATAACATACCATAAGATGGGGCTTTATCGCCAATATCAATTTTTGTCTCACCAACCTTCGCCCCCCACTTCTTACCGTATTTATCAAGAAACTTGGGATAAATCTCATCGTAATATTTCTTCATGCCCTCGCCTCCAATGTTAAGGCCTTCGCCTTTTATTGTTTGCGAACTTCCTTCCATAATTTGTTTTGCAATATCTTTACCAACAACTTCAGAAAGTTTTTTTCCTTTGAAATTGTCTATTTCACTCATATTTACATTATCAATTACGCCATCGTTGTTGACGCCTAATCTGTAAGATGTTCCTGATTTCAAATCTAACGCGACTGATCTTGTCTTTTCTCCCGTTCTAGCATCAGTGCGACCAGTAACATTTATCTCGTCAACTTCATTGCTTAATTTATACCGTTCAGCCTGTCGTGCGCCAGTAGTCAGACCAACCCGGTCATAGCCATTGTCGGCTGCATACTTCATGGCGCGTTTCAAGGCAAGCTGATACCAAGTGTCTTTGAATGGGGCGTCTGGGACTCCACCAGATTTACCAGAAACTATTGGTCTTAACTCTTGAACTCTTGCCATTTCATCTGGTGTTAGTTTTTGACCATTTGCATTTTTTATAACTAAAAGTTCATATTCTTTTAATGCACTTTTTAGTTCTGGTGTTTCATACCCCTTCTCCCGTCCAGCCTGATGCCAATCTGATTGCACTTCCTCAATCAGCAGCATTTTCTTGCCATCAGCATCTACACGGTCATTGACCCGGATGTGGGCAAGAACGTTTGGTTGCTCCCAATGGGAGGATTTGTATGGTTGCACATCTTCGTTGGCATAGAACTTATCAAGTCTTGCGCGTTCAGCTTCAGTCAATGGTAAATTGGCAAGTCCACCTTCACCGTATTTTGCTCGTAGCGTCTTTACATAATCGTTGTATGCGCCCATGTTTGTCGGCATCGTCAGCAGAATCTCACGGTAGTTCTCGCCGCCGGGTAGGGTGTATTGACCGAACTTTGGCTTTGATGGTTCAGGAACATCTACGCCGAGTTTTTGCTGCACCTTCTCAACAGCGTCAAACATGCGATTTGCACCCAGTAACTGATACTGACCGTCTGGTGTGCGCCATGCGTATCCAGAAGATGTGTCTCTGATCTCGCCAACTGGGTTGTTGTCTACAAGCAGCGTGTTGCCTTCCCAACGTGTTGGGTTATCTCCAAGCATCACCTCCTGCACATCAACCCTGTTTTGTGCAATGTAGTCTTGTACCTCTTGCTTGGTGACATTCTTCTTGTCTCTCAAGAAGTCATCCAATCCCATCCACTTGATTTCATCAGCCTTAACATTCTCGCCTTTTAGAATGTCATTGAGCATTGCCTGTCCCGGCCCCGCATTGCGCTTGATGTTCATGGCGGCTTGTTCTGCCGCAGAATAAAAGCCTATGTCCGAAACTGGCGCTTGAGGTTTTGTTTGCAGCAAACTTGTGGCTGGTTCAACTGGCGCTGGAGTAAGCAGCCCCTGTTCCGGTGGAACAGCAAACATTGGTTTGGGAACAACTTTGTCAAGCAAGCTATTTGGTCTTTGACCAAGCATAGTTGCTGCTAGTTCTTCGCCAGCAATTTGCCCCGCTTTTTGAACGCCCCTAATTACAGGCGCTGGATTTAGCGGGACAAAAGAAGCAGCTTTGCCTAAAACATTACCAGCTTGAGATGTTGGCGGCAATGGAAGTTCTTTTAGCCATTGCTCTGACCCATAAGGTAATTGCGGATTAGGTGAATAATCAACATCCCCAAAAACCTCCATAGGTTTAGGGGAACTTAACAAATTCAGAATATCTGATGGTGCGCCCAATAATCCAGCAAGCCTGCCACGAAATACATCAAGCGGCAAACTTGATGTATCTGTGTTTATATTCCTGCGGGGCTTTAATTGCGGGAAAAATCCAAACGCAGCACCGTATTCATCCATGATCTCACCACTTCACTTTATTTGCCCAGTACGCCGCAGACATCTTACCCTTAGCGATATTCTCAGCATGACGGGCTTTGAAACTTTCTCGGCGATTCTTGTCCGCAGCCGACTCGCCTTCTCGCCTTGGTGAGCCGCTTACGCCCTGCTGACCAAAGCGAATCAGCTTCACATCATCGCCTGATTTCGCCAGCACAGCATGGCTCTTAGTCGGATGGCTTGGAGTCCGCTTTGGCTGGTTGTAACCAGCAAATGATTCTTTGCCGCGCTTAATCATTTACCCTTATACCTGCCCATTTTCTTTGCAGCCTCAGAAATTGCAATCGCAACAGCCTGCTTTGGGTTCTTGACCACATTGCCGCCTTTTCCGGAATGAAGTTCACCCTTGCCAAATTCGTGCATGACCGTAGCGACCTTAGCCTTGCCAGCTTTAGTCATCTTCATTTTTTGCCCTTCGGTTTGGAAAACTTGTAGGCCATAGACTGCCAACCGCTTTGCTCTGCGCGTTTACGCGCTTCCTCGGCGGCTTTTTTAGCCTGCTTACTCGACATCTGATGCTGATTCGTTGTTCCCATCTTCTTCTCCGTTTGAGTAATCTTCGCCTTCAGCTTCAG